GTGGTTAACACTACTTCGCATTGAAGCGACCCTTGTTTTATAGTCTCTTTTTGACTCTATTCAAGTTAGCTTAGATGCGCTAGTGTTTTCACTAACGGCCTAAGCCCCAACCATGGTCTTTTGTTATTTTAACAAATGAGCCCAACATATAATTTAATTATTATATGGTGGTGGTCTATAGTACTATGATTGTACTAGTTCATGTTCCTCTAATATCGATTGGTTAATTCTCAATCGTATCAAAGCCGGGTTAGCACCCTGGTAGAGATTTCAGTATTATGAATATGGACTTAATATTTTAAACACGCTACTAATAAACTAAAATTAATTAATTTACTAGCCACGCATTTAAATATTAAAAGGCACAATGAAAATAAATCCTGAATAAGGATTAAGGAATTTAATTCCTATTTATCATTAGTGCTGTGATCCTATTCCCTTAACGAATATCGGCAGTACTTCAAAATACTATTAAATCGAATAAAGAGATTAATCTCTTTATCTGGTTGAACTTTTACTTTTAAATATTTAAAAGAAGTTTTGAGAATAATTGTTCGGCTATTAGCCGGACAAGAGGTTGAGAAATCATCTTCAATCTTTATCAAAACTGATAGTAAAGGCTGTCCAGTCATTATTCCAAAATTTATTAGAGATTTTATCCTTATTAATAAGGTTAATCCTAATGAAAAGAAGAGAATGATTGGAGCATTGATCACCATTCTTTCTATAAGTCGGGTTTTCCCTACTAAGGTAAAACCTTCATTAAATACTGTTCTTGATCCTTTTAATGGACTATCTAAAACTATTGATAGTTCTTTATTGATTAAATCATTAAAAGAATTAAAACTGTATAAAGCTTATAATAAGAATGATAGATGTACACTTTACTGAAGTGAGGCATCTGGTCCAAATACTGTAATATCTGGTTTTGGAAGTATTAATGATGCTTTTGCATTATTGCATACTCCAAAGCAACTGATATTAGTCTTAAAGACTCTATTATTTAGATTGAATATAGGATTACTCCTGTATTTAATTTCAATTTTAGTTATATTTGGTCCTCTATATCTATTAACTATTCTTTTCAATATTAATTGTAAATTTGTTAATGGTAGGCTTAGTGTAGTTTATGACCAAGCTGGAAAAGCAAGAGTTATAGCAATAACTTCTTACTGATTTCAACTTTGTCTTAAACCTTTGCATCTATTTCTTTTTAAGAAATTAAGAAGTATAGAGCAAGACGGTACTTTTGATCAAAATTTGCCATTTAGTACTCTTCTTAAGAGATTATCTCGTAAGAAACCAGTACTTTATGGTTTTGATTTAAGCGCCGCTACAGATCGTCTACCAATAGATTTACAAGATGATATATTAAAACTTATTGGTTTTAATTTACCATGAAAAGAATTGTTAGATATAAAATGATATCCTAATTTCAAGATTGATGGAGAAATTCCTGATCCTGTAAATTATTCCGTTGGGCAACCAATGGGAGCACTATCTAGCTGAGCCATGCTTGCTATATCACATCATGTGATTGTCAAGTGTGCTGCTATTAAGTGTGATTTAATTGATTTTAAAGACTACTGTATTCTTGGTGACGATGTCGTTATTGCTAATGACATTGTTGCTAAGGAATACCTTAATCTCATGAGTACTTTGGGCTTATCAATTAATAGACAAAAGTCTGTTGAATCTTTTATATTCACAGAATTTGCTAAGAAATTGAAAGGTTACAATGATTTAGACTACTCCCCTATTGGTCCAGGATTAATCCTGCAAACAATTAGGAGTAAAGCTTATTCATTAAAATTTACACATGAGTTGTTTTTGAATAAATTGTTACACTTAGATAATATCAAAGAGAGGTTTATCTCTGTTCCTAAATTCTTTAGGAAAAGAGTTAGAACTTCTCTATGAAGTATTATGTTTAGTGAATATATATCTTTTATATCTGAAGGTCGTACTTTTAACGTAGCTTTCGCTACGAACGAGTCACAACCTTTAGTTAGATATATGAGTTCCAATATAACACGATTCTATTGACCACTTCTTAACGAAGTGGCCTCGGAATATGTGCTAAAATTGAAAAGCTATAGAGTTGAATCTATTAGATTCTTGACTACTATCTGATTCATTAATTTGAATCGGAAAGGTATTTATAGTTTGCCAGCTGTTTTCAACTTCCTTAATTTAGGGTTTTATTCTCTTTTGATATCTTATATCAAATCTGGAATATCCTTAATTGAGCTCTATTGCAAAATATATGTTTTATATCATAAAGATAGAAAACGTATTATGAATATAGAGTTCCCTATGATTCTTAAGATTTTAGATGAAAATTTAATTTCTTCTGTATCTTGGGAAGAGGTTCATAAAGTAAAGGACACATCTAAGTTTATGACTCGCGTGTGTTCAAAAGTGGATAATGGTTCTTTAGTGAAACATTATCTTAACCCTGAAGCACGTAAGCCAAAACGCGATGTTAAAGATCTTTATAAGTACTAATGAGAAACCGTTAAGGTCCAAATTTGGAGAAACCTCTAGTTGGTTCTCCGAATAAGGTGAAGGATCACAGTCTCGCTTTGACTATAAAAGCCTCTGTAGTAAAAGAATTTAATAATTCGGGCTCTACGGAGATATCACCGCACGATGG